AAGAAGTGATCGCCATTTGGCGAGAATCCGTTGTCATCAAACCAGCCCATTAGCTCACCCTCTGGACGCCTTTGGCGACCAACTGTTGCTCCATCGCCAACGGAAACTGCCGTGTCTCGCCATCAGGCGCACGAAACATACCCATCGGCTGCTGACCTTGAGCCGGTGCGCCTTGCGGCTGAGCAGGTTGGCCCAATGCGCCCATGTTCATCTGCGACATTGGCATCGAACCCGGCGACGATGCGCCGAGTCGCTGCGCGGGCAACTGCATATAGCTGCCCATGTTCGACAACTGGCCCAACTGACCCAACGATTTCAGGCTCTGATCGACATACGGCTGTCGGTCGGACCGTTGCAGGTCGAAAATCCGACGCGCTTCGGCCAGCGCCTTATCAGACGAGGCCGCCTGAATATTCGCGGCGGCTTTCGTGGCGTTCGACTGCTGTTTGCCACCAAACAAAGAGAACAGGCCACTGACACCAGCGGCGATAAGCGGAATAGCTGCGGCAACAGGCATTAGGGCAAGCTTTCTAGGCGCACATCATAGGCATACGTCATCGTCGTCGCGCCAACGGATGCGTAGGTAATCTGATAGGTCACATCGCTGCTACTGTCGATACTAAACACGAAACTGCCGTTCTGCTGCGTCGTCAACGTGTTTCCAGTTAATGCGCTGCCGCTCTGCGTAAACGATTGTAGATTGTTCGTCCATGCGGCGGTAAACGTCAGCGAACTACTCACCGTGGCTGCCCGTGTCACCCACATCGCATAGGTCACGCGATACATCCCGGCCGCGAGCGTCGTCGAGGCCGGAAACGCCGTCGCCGCCACCGTCGCCCCGACGCTGCTATCGGTCGCGCTCGAAAACTGCTGCGAGGCGGCATCGACGGAACTGACCACGGCTTGCAGCCAGCGGTCGGTCTCGGCCTCGATTTTATCGTCCTTCGTGACCCATTTACCTGTGCGGGGAATGCCGGGGAGTTTCATCTACCACGTCCCTTCTTCGACATCCACAAACGCTTGGGAAATCCGCCACGGAATCGGATCGCTCACAATCAAGTCCCACACGCGATTGCGCGCCCGGCCCAATCTCCCGCGAAACATCGCCCGCGCCGCGTAATCCCCGCGCACCCCTGCGCTGGTCCAAATCTCCGACGAGAACGTATGCCCGCCGTCATTCGACCACGACAACATCAACTGCGGATCGCTGCCCTGTCCGGTCGAGAGTGCCACGCCGGTTTCCATGTCAAATTGGAGATTGCTATAGAATAGGTATTTCTCCTGCTCCGAGAACCCTCGGAACCGACGCAGCCGACGAATCCCCGCGCCATCCACATCGGTCGCCACCGTGATCGACAAGCTATAGACCGCACCCGTCAACCGATCACCAACGAGATTGAGATTGTTTGTCGTATGGCAGAAATACTGCGGCCGGTAGCAGTCAAAGCGCGTCTGGTTCGCGTTCCAATAGCCGCGCTGATGCCATTGATTCGTATTCGGGTCATAGACCCATGTGGCGTTGGCGGTCGGGAAGTTCAGCACGTAGAACGTATGGCCTTGCTCTTGGTAGACGAAGCTCACGGCATCGTCAATCCGCGCATACCCTTGAATCGCAAACTCAATGGCATGCGTGGAGAGACGCACCGGAGCGTAGCCGTCCAACCGTTGCACCATCCCCGCGCCTTGCGCGTTCTGGGACACCCAGAGGAGCGTGCTATTGAGCGACGCGAGCGAGAACGGGGCCGCCGCCCCTTGCTGAATAAACGCGCCCTGACGCGGCCCAAACGGGAACGGGAAGAGGCCCGTGTTATACCAGGCTTCCGAGGTCTGCGACCCCATCAACCAGATATCCGCGTTGATGATCTTCATGGCGACCCAATCATCGCCGCCCTGCGTGCGCTGCGCGATCTGCGTCGGCGTCCAGCCGGTCGCATCGTTCAGGTCGGAGACTTTCAGCGTCGATGTCGTCGCGTCCAACACAACAATGTAGCCGTCGAGGAAATCACATGTCGTCGCGCCCGACGCAATCTCCGTTGAAAACGTCGTCGAGCCGATGTCATAGCAATAGCCGGTATCGCCCGACGTGATGAAGATTTGACCGCCGCCGTCCCCGTTACTGGTAATCACGGCGGGATTCCCATTCACGGCGACCGTGCCGATGTTCGTCGAGGTCGTCTGGAATGAATCCGTGCTCATGTAGACGTTGAAGCCTGAGACGGCAAACGTCAGTCCGTCCTGATGGAACATGCCGCGAATCGGCCCGGGCGACAACGTATTCACCAGCGTGACACCGGGACAGGGATACAGCGCAGCGTCCGCTTTCGCGCCGGGACTCTCCATGATTTCTGGGTAAAAGTTAATACACAGATCGCAATCAATCCCAGGGTTTTGGGATGTGTAAAACCCACTAGCGAAGGATGGAATTCGCATATGTCATGCACTCCAATCCCTGTTAATATTGGTCGCATGGCACCGACTAAAAAACCGTTCTGGGAGCGAATCAATAAGACAGACTCGTGCTGGTTGTGGACTGGCAGCCATGATGGATTTGGATATGGATTCTCGTATGACTCCGAATCCAAGAAACAGACTAGAGCGCACCGCGCTTCGTGGGTCCTGCATTTCGGACCCATCCCCAAAGGGATTCTTGTTCTTCACAAGTGCGACAATCCGCCGTGCGTAAATCCAGAGCATCTGTTTCTGGGAACATACAGAGACAATGCGGTTGATCGATCGACGAAAGGAAGAAACAACAACGTCAGGGGAGTAGACATTAATCACTCTCGTCTTAACCCTAAGCAGGTTTTGTATGTTCGATCTTCCGATAAGTCTCTGAGCCAACTCTCTAGCCAATTCAAAATCAGCACAACTTCCATATGGAACATAAAAACCCGCAAGACATGGAAATGGCTTGAGTAGCGTATACGCGCCGTTGGCAAATGCGGGAATCTTCATTTTGCCGTCACTGCGTGGCCGAGATTTCGCGCCGAGACATACGCCCCCACCGCGAAGATGAACGCGCTCAATCGGCGCGTGGCGGTCGGATGGTTCTTATTCAGGAAGTAGAGGTAAACGACCTGCAGGCCAGTCATGCCGCCCTTAATCGCCGCCATCTGGCCGCACGAATACTTCGCCATGCGGGGATTCCCCTCACGCACGCCCGGCTTAGTGAGGGCGTAACAGGTCGTGGCTACGTCCAATGCCGGACCCGCAGCCGCCAATCCCATCCACGGCCACGGTGATTGTGTCTGCGTTGTGATCGGCACCGGCTGCACAGCGGCCTGCGGCAGCGTGAGATTCAATGGCTGCGGCGTCTGCATCAGGGAGAGAGAAAAGATAAGCGCGATCATTTACACCGCGTTCGTGATGATGCCACCCTGAATGGTCAGCGTCGTATAGATGCCTGTTCCGGTAAATCCATTGGTGCCGTTGAACTGGAAACCAGCCGTGCCGTTTACCTTGTTCGCCTTGACGGTGGCGGTGTCGGCTCCGGCGAAGGATAGGACGTTGAATGTTCCGTCTGTCGCCGCGCTAAGCGTGACGCCAGTTGTCTGCGAATCCTTGACGAGTTTGACGATGCCATCGGTGTTCGCGCCTTTGAAGCCACCGAGATTACTGAACAGGTAGCTCGACTGAGCCCCAGCGACAATGTTTCCGCCGAGAGTGATATTCCCGTTACTCCAAATATCACCAAACCTAGTTGCTGTCGCGCCAAGATCCACCCCGCCGTTTGAGTGTGGAACGAGTGCGCCGCCGCTGAGCAACGTGATCGAACGGCTATTCGCTTGAATAATCGCGTTCGCTACCCCAGAAGGTCCGAATGTGACGTTAACCGCTGCGCCCGCGTTGAACAGCGGCGACACCACGCTCGTCCCGGCGTAGATGGAACGGGGACGGGTCGCCCCGGATGCGCCGATGTCGTAGGTGTTGTCGGTGACGGCGAGAAGGTGCCCATTGGTACCGTCGATATCCCACCGGCTAACGTCATTCGTGGCAAAGCGTATCGACCGAGTGCCGGTTCCAGTCCCAGCCGCCGTCGTCGCGATGCGCAAAATATTTGAGGCCCAAGCGATCTGACCGCGCTCATAGTTCGTTGAGTTCGTGCGCGTGTTGTAGATATACTCAGACTGCGGCGACGTGGAGTTATACAACTCCGTGACGTTCGCTGTTGTCCCAACCAGCGACTGACCGCCAGAGAAGATAAACTCCGTGCCAGCCACCGTCGTCGTCGCCGCAATGCTCCCCGGCGCAACAAACGTCGAGGGGATGGAGAGCGTCACCGCCCCTGTCGCCGCGCTCGCCGTAATCTGGTTCGCCGTGCCGGTGATCGACGAGACGAACGCGCCGCCGCCGGAGCCATCCGCTAAGAGTGAGCCAGTCGTATTCGCCCACACCGCCACATTGCCAATCGTCGACGTGGCCGGCCCCGAGACGCGCCCGAGAAACACCGCTTCGTTCGCCATTAGGCCAACTCACAGACCAGCGTTAACGTGCCGCCGCCGCCCACGATGGTCGAAATCCGACCACGCACGAAGCCATACGCGACACTCGGCGGCAACGCGACAAACTTCTGTAAACCACCGGAGACATCCGAGGCGTTAATCGTCGTAATCGCCGGATACCCGCCAGTCGTGACGCCAAAGACCGGCGCGTTCGGATCGGCGGTGATCTGCGTCGTCGTTTCAATCGTCACGACGCCAGACGACGTGGTGCCTGTGCTGTTCAGGTAGAAGGACACGTTATTCGCGCCCCGCACCGGAATCCATGGGCCGAGCGTCTCGTCTGCGCTCTGATCGGTAAAGCAAATGACCCGCTTGGGTCCATACGGAGTGCCACTCATGCTAATTACCCCCCGAGCCGCTCACGATGTTGTATCCGTATTCGCGATTGCCCGTTAAAATCTCCTGCGGCATATCCGCAAGTTTGTTATTGCCGCGCTTAAACGTCCGCATCGCGTTCTGACCAATCACCATGACATCCGGCGGGCAAATCTTCCCGTAGGGCGCACAGAGCCGCATCGCTAGCGCGTAGACCAGCAGTTCGTCGGCCCCGGCGGGTAAATCCACCGACGCCGCGAGCGTTGTAAACTCCGCAATCTGCGACAGCCGGTAAATCACGAGATCATTGGTCGCAATATCCGGCACCGGCCAAAGAAAAATCTTGCCCAATCCTGACGCATACGTCGGCTGATAGAACAACGCCGTCGGCTGCGCGTTGCTCAAGTCCTTCACCTGGATGGCGTCATAGGCGTCATTGGTCAAGATCGCCAACGGCACTTCAACGGGATCAGGCGTGGCCGCCGTCAACAGCACCGCCGCGCCCTCAATCACATTCGGACGGGTCGTGACGAGATTCCCGGTCGGCCCAATCGTATACGGATTAGTCGGACTGCCCTTCCCCGCCGTCATGTCGAACACTTCCCGAATGCGACAGGGAATCGACTGCGGTTGCAGCGACAACTGCCCCATGAGCATGTTGAGACGACGGAGGGCGTCCTGCCCATCCGTCGCGCTCACGCTTTCATTCGGTTGGTAGACGCCGATCAGCCCAAAGGCCGAACTGATCAACGTCGAGGCCGTCGTCGCCATTGCTACGCGCCCATCGCCTCGACGAGCTTCTTGTAGAAGTCATCGCGTGGGGATTCGGCATCCCACGTCAGACGCCGATAGCCGCCCTTGCTCTGGATGTCCAGATACCACCAGGAGGGAATCGGCGGATCGCGGAGATCATCGGACTTCGTGACGATCTCCACGGACTCCGACACCACCGCATGCGTGTCATCATCAATGACCGCCATACGTTACGCCGGGTCGCCCCAGCTAAACTGCGTGGTCGTGACCGCCGTCGAGAGACGATTCGCGGAGAAGCGATCATTCGTGCCCAGCACGAACATCGTCGCGATACCGCCGTTGCCGCTATCCACATCGAACGTGTTGTTGAACACCGCGTTGTTCGCGCCGTTCGTCGCGTCGTAGAAGATCGCCGTCGTCACGCCGTTGTTAACGTAGCTCAGGTGGTTGTCGTGAATCGACGCGCCAGAGAATCCCGCCTGGATATGGCGGTTGTTCCCCCAGAACTCGTTCCCGTAAATCTGCCATGCGTAGAGCGTTTTCACGCCGCCGCCTACCGCATACCCAATCGCCTTGTCGCCGGAATCGCCAAACCCGAAAAAGACGTTGTTGGATATGGTGACGAAGTTTGGGAGGCCCGTCGAAGTGACACCGCAAAACGCGCCCGTGAACCAGCAACTGTCAATGGTGGCATGCGAGGCATCCGGGTCAGCCGGCGGATCACCCGTGCCACTCACCGTCAGAATGATCGCGGCCTTTGAGGCGGTGCTGTTATTGAAAAACACGTTCTGGACCGTCCAGCCCTGCCCCTTGATGTTCAGGAGTTCATTGGCCGCGCCAGAGGCCGGAGACAGCCACGTGGAGCCTCCGCCGTTTGCCGCGCCCGAGGTCGTCGCCTGACGGGGCTTCGTGCCCATGCCGACAATCGTGATGTCGTTCACAATCGGCGTCGTCGCCTCTTCAAACGTGACCCCGAGTAGGCCAATGGTCATGCCCGGATTCAAGAGACGTGAGCCGAATGCGCCGGCCATCGACGCAAACGGACGATCATACGTGCCCGTCGCCGTGCCGTTATCGCCATACTGCGGACGCACCCAGAGATCAGGCTTATTGACCGCGGCAAAGTTGCTGTTGATGTCGCGAATATTGGCGCTCGAAAAAACGCCCCCTCCGGTAATCGGTGTGAATGCCATGACTAACGTTCCTTTCCATGCACGCGCCCAAGATTGAGCGCGAGACACGAGGACCGTAGCCCCCGTGCATGGGTCTTACTCGGTCACTTTGCGCGGACGGCCCCGACGCTTGATGGGCGTCTCCGGGACTTCGGCCACATGCTCAGTGACAGACTCTTCATACGCGCGGGCTTCGGCTTGCGCGTTCTCGCTCAGCTTCCGGTCGTTGTGCGCCCGGTTCGCCGCGAGCTTCGCAAATTCACGTTCGTTCGCTTCGGCCAACGCAATCGCATCTTCCTGCCGATGCCGCAAGCCTTTGCCGAACAATTTCGATTCTTCGTCGGCATCCCCGGCCACTTCCATGCCCAGAATATCAATCTGGTTCTTGCTGTCCCGGCCGGCGCGATACATCGCCTTCGGGAACTCTTCAAACACCCGAGGCCCACGCTGGCCGCAGTCGTCGCCAATGCGATACTCCGCATACTCAAACTTGAGTCGTTCCAACGCGGCCGGGCTTCCGGGGATTTCCACAACAGGCATACACACTCCTATGGTCTTACTGCCGGAGCGCAGCACCATGCCGCGCCCCGGATACCGAGAGAACTACGCGAGCGTGCCCGTGATGTTCGTGGCGTTGCCGGCCATCGCCACCGCCACCGGGCAAATCCACAGCCCGTTGACCGCGATGACTTCGACCGCAATCGGAGCCGCCGCATTCACCGTGAGAATGTCATACGAGCTGCTCGCCCCTGACAAACCACCGGTAAACGTGATGGTGTGCGCCGCCGCGCCATTGCCGATGATCGTCAACCGATCCCCGTCATTGTCTTTGGTCGGAGCCGCCACGGTCATCGCCAAGATGGTCGTGCCGTTCAGCACCGCGATGGTGTCGCAGCCCGCCGTCGGGAGCGTGATCGCCCCGGACGCCGAGTATGACGTGAGCTGCCGACGCCGCGCCGACAGCCCGTAGCTGACGACCGTGGAGGCCGACGGGTTCGCAAAATCCGATCCCGTGCCGACCGTCACGTTCGCCCCGGTCACATGCGCATCAGCAAACGTGCCCTGCTGACCGCGTTTGACCGGAATCGTCGTGCCCGAGGAATAGCTCTTGGCAATCTGCATCTGCTCGTTGTCGATGAGCAGATACGAGGACGCCGCGAAGCCGGTAGCCGACGTGACGACAATGGACGTATCCGTTGCCGCACACGCCGAAGCGAGAGTCGTTGTCGTGAGTGCCATTGGTTAGCTCCAGGCCCGGACTGCGTAGCCCGGCAGAATCGGCGCAATGCCGCCAATGGTGTCCATCCGCGACGGCAACTGATCCGTCTGGATGTTCCACTGGCTCGACCAACGAATGCTGATCGCCGCCTTTTTGTTGTTGTAGCGCTTGGCATCCGCGCCCGGCAGGTTCTCCGGCAGGTCCACCATGACGAACGCGAACGCCGCCGGGTTGAAAATCAGGTTCTGCGTGCTGGTCTGCGCCGCCATCGTCGCGCCCACCGTGCCCGTCGCCCCGATAAACGAGAGCGCCGCGCCGTTGGCGGGAGCCGCGTTGACCGTCTGCAACTGACCCGACGTGATGATCGAGGGCGAAATCGACAGCGTGGCCGTCGAGCTACCCGAGACATCCGCCGTCAGCGTGAACTGCTGGAGATACCGCGTGGTCGTGTAGGCCACCGGATTCACGGAGTAGACACCCGCCACCGTGAACACGTCGCCCTTTTTCAGCGCATACGTGCCCATGCCGGAAATCGCCAGCGAGGAGCCCGTCTGCGAGCCCGAGGACGTGACCGGCGTCGATGCCGTGAACGTGCCCGTGGTATGCACCGGCATCAGCGGATCGACATACCAATCATTGATGCCGAGGACGCGCGAGCCGAACTGGGCATTCCGCACCCACTCCGACACTTTGCCCTGCGGATTGAACAGCGCGAAGTTCGCGCCGCTGATGTCCGCCTGCGACTGCGGATCAAGCACGGCGCAGAAATCAGCGGGAACCGCCAACGAACGGAGCAGCGCCTGCGCCTGCGTATACGTGCTGTTCGTGGTGATCGGCGTGCCCGGCGTGCCGACGCTGTTGTAGACCGACTTGTAGACTTCCAAGCCCGCCTGCGCGTCCCACTTCGACGCCAGCGACTGACCGGCCGGCACCGTGTAGCGGTCCTGCACTTCTTCGACATCCAACCGCGCCTGCGACGACGACCAGCCCATATCGACGTGATACTGGTGGTTGATCGTGATCGGCACGGTCTGGTTCAGAATCGCCTGCTGTTGCAGGGCCTGTCCATCGGACACCGTAAAGCGCTGCTGGGTGCGGACCTGCACCGTATCGCCAATCTTGGCACCCTGCGGCTTATTGACGAAGCTGTCATCCCAGCTTCGGTCGAACTCTGCGAGTAGCGCCAACTCGTTATCGAAGTTGAGCGCCACATCTTTCGTAACCCATGTGGGTGAAATGAACGTATCCAAGGTGAAGCTCCTCGCTCCACCGTCTGCTACAAAGGCTTAGGCGCTGCGGTGCCGCCGTCCACCCACGCCGTAATAGCGTCGGTGTTCGTCCAGGTCCGCGTCGTCACCAGGAGCCTTGTCGCTCGGTGTCATCGGTCCTGTCCCT